GATTATTCTAGAATTGTAAGAAAGTCTGGTTACTCTGCCCCAACTCACAGAATTTTAATTATCTTTGATAGATTTTTAACCACCTCTGGAACTGGTTTCTATTCTGTAGATTCTTATCCATCGGAAGACTATAAGATCATCCCACAGTATTCGGGAACTCAGTTAAGAGATGTTCTTGACTTTAGACCCATGGTCGTAGAAAGACTGTCTGGATCTGGAACTAGAACTTCTCCATACACTCTGAGTGTTACAAATATGTTTGACTTTGGAAGTCGAGCATTTACAGGTAACCAAGTTGGTCTTCCTGGTCAGAGTGGAACTACCATTCTAAGTCTTGAATATTACCTTGGTAGAGTTGATAAGGTATACATCAACAAAGATAATAAGATCTTGGTTGTAAAAGGTGCATCTGCTGCAAACCCAACAGAACCAGAGGGTGTTGAAGATGCAATGCTCCTCGCAACATTGACATACAAACCATATGTCTTCAATGTTGATGATGACATCACAATCAAAGAGACCAACTATAAGAGATATACCTTCAGAGATATCCAAACTCTTGAGGATAGAATTAAAACCCTTGAGTATTACACTCAACTGTCTTTACTTGAGAGCGAAACTGCTAGTATGCAGATCACAGATACCAGTGGTCTGAACAGATTTAAGAATGGATTTATTGTAGACAACTTCGCAAGTCTTTCTACTAGTGATACTCTGCATCCAGATTACAGAGTTTCTGTTGATTTTGAAGAGGGTCAACTGAGACCATCTCACTATACAACTCAAGTTCCTTTGACCTATGGAACATCTTCCCAGAATGTAAAGGTCAACGGAGATATCGTAACTCTCCCATACAGCGATGCACTGCTGCTTGATCAGCCATATGCATCTGGCGTAGAAAACGTCAACCCATTCAATGTATTCACATACGTTGGTGACATCAAACTTTATCCAGAATCCGATAACTGGGTTGATACCAAGTCTTTAAGTCCTCTGAAGGGTCCAACTGTTGAGGGTAACTTCCTGACAACAGTTAGAGAATACAACGCAGACCAAAATGGATTTGCACCTATTCAATGGAATGCTTGGAAGACTACTTGGACTGGAACCAGCACCAGCACTAGCGTTGGTGGATGGCGCGGTGGCGGTGGTAAGGGTAGACAGCAGCAAAATAGAACTATCACAACCACAACCACTACAACAACCAAGCAAACCAGAACTGGTATCAGATACAGAGTTACTCCTGTTATTGAGCAGCAATCTCTTGGAAACAGAGTTGTTTCTGTTGAGAATATTCAATTCATGCGCTCAAGAAATATTGAGTTTGCTGTACAAAAAGTGAAGCCCAGAACCAAGTTCTTCGGTTTCTTTGATGGTATCGCACTACCTAAAGAATTGATTACTCCAAAGGTTATGGGATTGGTCAAGAATCCATCTACGGATAGTAAGACCAATAGCATCCCATTCCAGATTGGTGAAACTGTATATGTTAAGAATGCTCAGGGTAAGTTCAGATTTAAAGCAAAAGTTTCTGCACCAAATGCAGGTTTCTCGATCAACCCAATCACTGGAGATGACATCAGCACTGTAAACGATTACACTGCAAACCTTGCTTTCATCAACGTAGATACTCATTCTCTTGCAGACCAAGCAAAAGGAAGTTACTACGGATCTCCAAAAATCAATGACTATCTTGTTGGAGAGACTTCTGGTGCAATTGCAAAAGTAAGCAATAAAGATTTGGTCAGCGATCAGAAGGGCAATCTTACTGGATCATTCTTCATCCCAACTCCAACAGGAGATAATAAGAAGTTTAAGACTGGTTCTAGACTGTTTAGACTGACTGATGATGCTTCCGATAGTAAGGTGATTGGAGTTTCAGATTCCAATGCCGAAGCAGAGTTCACTGCGTCTGGTATCCTTCAAACAACTCAAGAGACTATCATTTCTGTTAGAAATGCTAAGATCACATCTGAGGATCTAGTTCAGAACAGAACACTTGTAAGTTCTTCTAGTTCCAGTAGAGAAGAGACAAGATTTGTCGATCCTCTTGCACAAACCTTCTTGGTTGAAGATTCTTCTCTGGAGGGTGGCGTATTCCTAACCAAGATTGACATCTTCTTCTATCAAAAGGATGATGAAATTCCAGTTGCTCTGGATATTAGAACTGTAGAGAATGGAACTCCAACACAAAGAGTTCTGCCAATGTCGAAGGTTATTAAGCAACCTGAGGATGTATTTACTTCCGAAGATGCATCCAAACCAACAACCTTCACATTTGAAGCACCACTCTTCCTCCCATTCAGACAAGAACATGCTATTGTTCTGACATCAGATTCTGATCAGTACAAGGTATTCATTTCTATTCTTGGTCAAGATGCTATCGATGCTGCTCACGTTGGAGAGAAGATTTCCGAGCAACCATATATTGGTGTTCTGTTCAAATCTCAGAACGCTTCTACATGGACACCTTCTCAGTTTGAAGATCTTATGTTCAAGATCTACAGAGCAGAATTTACAATCCCAACAACATCTGCTCCTTCTAGATTAATTCTTGAGAACGCACAACTTGGCGAAGGTAATGGTGGATACATTAACCTTGCTCCAAATGCGATGCAATTCACCTCTGGAAGCGACGAGATCAGGGTTTTCCACAGCAACCATGGTATGCAGTCAGCACTGAATTATGTTGAGGTTAGTGGCGTTATTTCTGAGGTACAAGATACTGCAATCAACATGGGATCTGGATTAACTTCCACAGGAAGTCAGATTACAGTTGATGATGCATCAAACTTCCATACAACAATTGGTGGTTCTGCTGTAAGTAGTTCCAACCCAGGATTCTTAAGAGTTCTCGGTGAAGAAGAAGATGGAAGTGGAGATGAGTTGATTGCATATGAGGCAATCAATGGCAACGTAATTGATATTCTCGGTCACGGTGCATCTACTGTAACGGGTAGAAATTATGTTGATGGTGGTGGATCTGCAACTGGTAAAGTTCATGCAGACAATTCTGTAGTTCAGTGCTACAACGTTGCAGGTATTCCACTGACACTGATCAACACCACTCACAGTTCCACAACTGGTGGTGTCATCACTCTCAACAGCCCCCACAGTTACAAACTGAAGATCAATAATAAAAATGCTGGTAAGTCCATCAATGCTGGTGGAGCTGCTATCACTATTTCCCAGAATGTTCCTTGGGACGTTCTCACTCCACAGATTCAATCCCAAGTACAACCAGATACCGAGATTGTTGCTAGAGTTCTTGGAACCAGTGGAACATCTTGTGGACCATTCCCACAAGGAGCTACTGCAGAAACTTCATTTGTCAAGGATACCACTTACAGCGATATCACATTAGGTGAAGAGAATTACTTCCCAGCAACTAAATTAATTGCTTCTCAGATCAATGAAGTCAACAGAATGAATAGCGTCAAGTCCTTCACAATGGAACTTGATTTCAATTCAGAAAAAACACACCTTTCTCCAGTTGTTGATTTAGAGAAGGCAGCGATCATTACTACCGCCAATGTTTATAACAATGCAACTCCATCTGAGCAAATTGGCGGAGAGTGCGTTGCCAACTACATCACCAAGGTCGCTAGACTTGACAAGAGTGCAAGTGGTCTCAAGGTAATGCTTGCTGCTAACACATGGACAAGTTCTACCATCAAGGTAATGTACAAACTCGTTCCTGTTGGTTATGCTGGAAGTCTCGATGATCTTGACTTTGCATTCTTCAACACCGATGGTAGACCAGACAGTGGTGTAATCAATCCACAAAATGATCTGTTCACCTTTACAGATTATGAATATTCGATTGATGATGTAGAAGAGTTCGATGCGTTCCAGATCAAGATCTCTCTGGTTGGTTATCAGCAACCATATATACCAAGAGTTAAGGACCTTAGAGGTATCGCACTGGCATAATGAAGAATGAAGATATTGAACTGATTCCTGTCGAGGGTCATAACGCCCTCGGCAGAGATCCAAATTCTAATGCAATTGTAAATACAGATTCTACTGGTTATGATGCATACATCAGAGCTAGGGACAAAGCAAAGGAAAAAGATCAAGAACTGACTGAATTAAAAGCAGAATTGGATGAGATAAAATCTCTGTTAAAGTCTTTAGTTCAGGAACGAGATAAATAGAGTTGAGCTAAATAATATAAGGAATTCTTTAGAGAATGGCTTCTGCTGTATCCAACCTATTGATCTACCAAGGCGCAGATTTCAATATCGATTTCACTGTTGAAAACGATAACGGAACTCCGTTTAACTTGCAAGGATATAATGTGGCTTGCAAAATTAAGAAGCACTACACAAGTTCTTCTTTTACCACAGTAACTGCAGCAGTCTTATCTCCAGCAACTGCTGGAGCAATTCAACTATCTCTGGGGAATGCTGTTACTGCCAATATGAAGGCAGGCAGATATGTTTATGACGTTGTTATTACTTCTACATCTGGTATTAAATCTAGAGTGTTAGAGGGAACTGTAAGCGTTCTGGAGGGAGTAACAATCTAATGGCAAGACTTAGATTTGGAGATCAATCAGTCCCAAGAGTAACGAGAGTTGCCACTGGAGGTGGCGGCGGATCGATTGGTGGATTGACTGATATCGACCTTACAGATGTATCGCAAGGTGGACTTGCTGAGGGATCAGTTCTTGTCTACGATAATGCGAACAGCAAATTTGTACCAACAAACGTTTTAAATAACATCACTATCAACGGGGGTAGCTTCTGATGGCGTCATCCATCCTTATTAAAAGAAGTACGGGCACAGTAGCGCCAGGTACTATTACATACGGCGAATTAGCCGCAACTCAAAGTGGCACTGGTACTCAGGCAAACCAGGGTGACCGTCTATTCCTCGGTGACAACAATGGTGCTGCTCAGGTAGTTGGTGGTAGATACTTTACGGACATGATGGATCATGTTCATGGTACTCTCACCGCAGATTCCGTTGCCATCCTGGACAGCAATTCAAAGATCGATCTTTGGAAAGTTGATGACATTCAACTTGATGCAAATGTCATCACTACTAGCACCACTGATGCGGATCTCATTTTCCGTGCCAATGGCGTAGGTAAACTTGTCATCGAAGATGGACAAGAACTTGAGTTTGGTACATCTGGAGATGTAGAGTTTGTCTTTACCGATGCAGACAGCGCATTAGATATCAAGCGTGTAGCAGGAACCCCCGACCTGCGTGTCGCTGATGACATGCGTATCTACTTTGGTAGCAACAAAGATGGTGGTATTCGTTACGACGAAACAACTCTTGATAAAGTAAGAGTTGATGGTGCAGACTGGGAGTTTGACAATGGAGTGGCAGTCAAGTTATCTGACACTACAGCTTCCACCAACTCCACCACAGGTGCTTTCACCGTTGTTGGTGGTGTCGGTGTTGCAGGTCAAGTTTCCACAGGATCACTCCTTGTCGAAGGTGATACTACCATTGGTGATGCAGTTGGAGATTCTCT